CATCTGCTTCATGGAAAAACTCGGCTGGCGGGATCGGCGTATTTCACCAGATTCGGGAAGTCTTTTTCAGACCTTCCCTAACAGACCAGTAGTAATTAGAGGCGCAAGCCGATTTAGATTGGAGCAGCCAGAACAGTAGCCATATCAAGCCAAACCAAATTTTATTGTTGCAGGTCTGTTGTTTCATAGTCCGCTCACACCCGCCCAAAAAACACGAGATAAAACGCCAGGGTGGTGAGGATCAGGACGTACAGTTCGTAGCTCATGGCGTATCCCTGGAAGAGAAAACCCCGCCGGAGCGGGGTTTGTTTGCTTCGGCACATGCAGTGCGCGGTTCCCGGTTACAGGGCGCGGCGCATGTACTTGAACGCCATCGCGGCGATGATCACCGCGAATACGGCCCAACCGATGGTGCCGACGTCGGTGCCCGCCGTATCCAGCGCGGTGGTGGCTTCGGCCGGGACTGCCGCGTAGACGGAGCCGGCAGCAGCCGAGAGAGCAACGGCAGCGCCAACGCCGATTTTCTTGATGAAGTGTTTGTTCAGTTGCATGGGTAATACCTCACTGTTTCAGGGCTTTTTTCAGGACCAGGAAGCCGAACACGGTGGCGAACAGAACAATCGCTTCGCCTTGCAGCTCGGAGACTTGGTCCCAGGTCAGTGCAGAGCCGTAGAGGCTTTGCATTTCCTCGACCGTGAGGGCGACCAGCGAGCCGGAGCAGATGGGCGAGCCATCGGCGCCTTGCAGCCAGTCACCGTCACAGGCGAGGAAATTCATTCGCCGGCCTGCTCGAGGTCGGCGGTTTGTTCGGAGGGCTCGCAGTCAGGGCAGATGGCGAAATGAGGCGGCAGGCTGAGGTCTGGCAGCAGGTCGCTTTGCGGCGCGGGCAGCGCCATGAGCTTGCCCATGTCGTTTCCGCAGCAGTCGCAGTACACCCGGTCATCGATCAGCATGGCCGCCCCTCCCGGTTAGTTGGCCTTGGCCGGGTCCGGCTGGGTGCCGGATGGCTTGGCGGTTGGGGTCGGTTGCTGGGTGGGCTTAGTTGCCTGGGTGGCGGGCTTCACCGATTCCAGATGCAGGCAGAGATTGTTGCCCTTCTGTTTTCCGGCTCGGGCAACCTCGAAGTGGATGCGGACGGTTTCCAGCGGTTCGAAGTTGGCGCCCGAGGCGAACACTTCGTCGGCCACTTCCAGGGGAACATCCATGCTGACGATGGACAGGCCGTTTTCGGTCTGGCCGTCCGGCTCATCGCCATAAAAGACTTTGACGATCTTTACTTCGCTGCCGTTTTGGCTGAAGGCGAGTTTCTGAGTGCCGAGAAATGCAACTTCCATAGTCGAACGTGCCATCTTGTGTTTCCTCTCTCTAGTTGCGCTTTATTGCGCGGCTTTGCTTTCTGCAGGCCGAGCGATCCCGAACCGGTGAACTCGCAAGTTCGCCGAGGTGATCTGTTACTTGGCCTACTGGTTAAAACGTCGCGTTGTGCGTGTTCTCTAGTTGGTTAACACCAAGGGCTTTGCCCTTGTCATCCCACTCTCGCCGCCGAGGGCTCGGGAGCGCGGGGCGGTGAAGCTGCCCCACACTCACGAGCGGAGGCTATTTCTGTTCGTGCAGGGTCAAGGGTTCGCTGCGCCCGTGCTTCCGTTCGCCGGATCGGTGAAGCGTGATCCGACGAGCCGGGAGCGCGGCCCTGGACCTGTTCGGCTTCGGTCGCGGTTTCGGCTAGAACGGGAATTGCTCGCTCGGCGCCGATGTTGAATTTTGGTAAGCAACGCTCCACCACTTCGCGGGGCGGGCGGGTGGCGTGTGCTTCTCGCAGATAAAGGCCGGCTCCACTTTCCAGTCCGAGAGCAGAGGCTTCCAGGTTCCACCGGCGAAGCCCATTTGCAGCGTGCGAATCGGCCGCGCAAAGGCGGGGCGGCATTGGGCGCAGCGTGTGGACCGGGAGGGAGCGGGGTTCGCCACTTCGCGTCCGGACCAGCAGACAGAGCAGTCGCAGTCCGGTGCGTGGGGAAGCCGGTTGTAGGCGCTCATGGTCGATGGCCTCATTCATCGGCGTAATCCCCCTGGCAGAACACCGTCTTGCCCCGCTCGATGTCGCGGCGGATGCGGTGCAGGTTGATCACGCGATGACGACCGACCTTTACGGTCGGGAGCGTGTGGGTTTCGACCCAGCCGCGCACCACGTCTTTAGTGATTTTCTCGACGCCCATCATTTCAGCCAGCACGTACTGCGTGCAGAACGGAGCTTCTCGGAAGCTGATGATCCGTTCGGCTTGGCCTTCGATGGTTAACCCCACTACACCAGACTGTTCCATAGCTGTACCTTATGCCTCATTGCTTACGGCAAACCCTATGAATTTGCCCTATGTACAACATCGTAATCTTGCCTTTTGTATTTGTACATAGGGCACGTCATGAGTAATAAGAATGAGCGGCACCCTTACTGATAGAGCGCTTCAATTAATCAATGCCGCGAGCTTGGTTGAGCTTTCGAAAGCCGGTGAGACGGATTACCCGCGATGGGTAAACATCAAGCGAGGGCGGGCGCGGGTTGGCGCAGACGAGATAGAAATTCTCGCAAAGGTCTTCCCGAGCTATAGGTGGTGGTTGCTCACTGGCGAAGTGCTGCCAGACAACGGCCAGACGAGCCCCGACTACGACGAGGCCAACCGAAACTTGATCAATCCAAACGCGGGATAGCGATCACACAGGAAGTAGCTAGGCGCTGGTACGCCCGCAGAAGCGGAAAGGACAGGTAGTAAATTGCATCGGAAGCTGACGGTTGTCTGGGGCAGTGGTAAAGCGTGCATATGAACGAAAAGAAAGCGCGCGTGACTGGCGCTCTAAAGTAATTTAGTCGAGAGCTTATTAGGATCGAGAGCAAAATAAATGCTTAAAAGATTGAAGATAAATTCGCTGACTCTCTTTCAGAATGAAGTCTTAGAGTTTTCGCCTGGGATTAATGTGATTGTCGGTGAAAATGGGTCTGGAAAGACACATTTGCTGAAGGTCGCTTACAGCATCCTGGCTGTGAGCGCCGAGGCGAAGAAAAATAAAGATGTAAGTTTAAGCAAGGTAAACTTGCAGAAGAGAATGGCAGAGAAGCTGATAGGTGTTTTCAGGCCGGATACAATTGGAAGACTTGCTAGTAGGAAACAAGGAAAAGCTCGATGTGAGATAACTGCAGAGTTTAAGGATGCAAAGAGCGATATTTCTCTGAGTTTCGCAACAAACTCAGTTAACTCGGTTTCTTTGGATAAGTTGCCTAGTGCTTGCGTAGCCAAGGAGCCGGTATATATTCCTACTAGGGAGTTGCTTAGCCTTTACCCTGGCTTTGTTTCTATGTACCAAAACCAGTACGTAGATTTTGAGGAGACATGGTATGACACTAGCCTGCTGCTAGGGAGGCCTGGGGTTAGGGGGCCAAAGGAGGAAAAAGTAAAAGGCCTGCTGGAGCCTTTGGAAGAGGCTATGGGAGGTAGGATAATTCCCGACACCAACGGTCGATTCTATTTCAAACCTCGAGCAGGTTCAAAAATCGAAATACCTCTAGTGGCGGAGGGGATTAGAAAGTTAGCCATGATTGCACGGCTAATTGCCACAGGCAGTCTTCTAGAGAAAGGTTATTTGTTTTGGGATGAGCCTGAAGCGAATTTGAATCCAAAGCTGATAAAGAAAGTTGCGGAAATACTGTCATCTCTGTCGAGAAATGGCATCCAAATATTTATTGCAACGCATAGTCTCTTCCTGCTAAGAGAGTTGGAGATCATAAGCAGTAAGGGTAAACTAGATTTCAAATACTTTGCGCTTTCTGATCCTACGGAAAATGGTGTGCGGGTGTCTCAAGCAAAATCTCTTATTGATATAGAGCCGCTGAGCTTGCTCGATGAGAATCTCATGCAAACTGATAGATACTTGGGGATTGATTAAGTAATGCCAGTTGTTAATGAGGGGCACTTGCAGTTTAACTTTCCGGCAGGGTGGGAGGCTGGTAAGCCTGACGACTGGCGGTACTACAGAGATAAATATATCAAGCTATCGGATAAGATAAAGTGCATTGATATATTGGCGTTTCCACCAGGCTCACGTGAACCTGTCTGGATGATCGAGGTTAAGGACTATCGCGTTGGCAGAGAAAAGCTTACGTGCGAATTGGTAGAGGATATAGTTTCCAAGGTTAAGGACTCTCTTGGATTAATTATGTCCTGTTGCTGGCAAAATGAGCACAGAAACGAGCGTGCATTAAGTAAAAAGGCGGTCGCCAAAAAGGAGATGAGATTTGTTCTTCATATGGAGCAACCGAAACATCATAGCCGGTTGTTCAAAGAGCCAATTGATCCTGCGGATATAAGAGATAAGCTTCGAAAGAGGCTGAGACATGTCGCTCAAAGCGTACAAGTTGAAAGCAAGTCGAAAAACAATGTACCGTGGACGGTAACGTAATAGTGTTCGGCTTGTTGCCATGCTTGGTGACTACGCTCATAGTTTTATGTGGAAAACTCTGGTCTAGTCTGTTTATAGGTTAGGTTGAGCACCTTGTTTATGGGGCTATCAGGCTTAGTGTGGGGTTAGTAAGGTGATTCATAAAGCTCCGCTCGCCTGTCCAGCGACATCCACTAGACATCCAAAGGCGGCTAGCCAAAGCTAGCCGCCTTTTTTCGTTCCTTCTGTTTCTGTTCCGTTTACCGAGGTAAACCATGCGCGACCGTTTCGATGAGATTCGTGCCGAGCGGGATGTTCGTTCCGTGGAGCCGGCCGTTTACAACCGTGATCCCCATGCCGGGCTGTGGAAGCAGATCGCGCTGGGGATTGTGGTGGGTTATCTGGCGTTGGGTCTGATCAGCGCCGCGGGTTGGGCGGTGTTTGTACGGTTTGCGTTGGGCAGTTTGCAGATTGCGGTGCCGTGA